CCATCGACGGGATGGCCCGGAGTGTTTCCGGCAAGCGGCTGGACTTGTTGCGCTCGACGAAGCGGAGGGTTAGGGGCGGTTCTTCTATGACAACATTAGGAAGCGGCTCCCTGCCGTACATCGGAGATATTCGCAAAATGCTGGTATGGTAGTTTAGCTCGCCATCAGTCAGTGACTCAATATTATTTGTTGATGGTGCTACGCCAGAAACAGTGTCATAACCGTGCCTAGGGCTAAGTGGCGCATAAAATACAGAGTCTCCCGGAATGTCGCCCTTTGTTGAAACTACAGAGCTTTGAATATCAAAAGCTAGGCTTCCGGCTTGGTAATCATATATCAGCAGATCCGAAATATATGTATCACCAACGGTGGGCTGGCTAATTGTTACGTAGTCCACCACCGTAGAGCCCAGCGCAGTGCCTACGACCGACTCTTCAAAATATCTACCTCTTATCTGACCGGCGTTAGAAACAAAAAAGGCCAACTTATAACCATATCGGTTTCCATCTCCAATAGTCCCATTGAATGCCTCTTTTATTTCAACGCCGCCATATTTTGCCTGTATATAGTAATCATCAAACCCAGCAGAAAATATCCCAATTTCTATTTCGCCGCCTATATCTAAAATTTTGTAGAATGTCCCGGATGCGACAGAATTAAAAAATCTTACCCATAAATAAAACTCAACATAAATCCCTTCATTCCGGCTACCAGAAAACGGGCCATCCCATGTAACTTCAGCGGACTCTGGCCCTCCTTCTATGCTAAGAGCAAAAAAACTGTCTTTAACCAAGTATGTATCCAAAGACTGGCATGTTGACAGAGTGTTAAAGCATGGCTCGCTATTGCCGAGAACTATATTTTCCTCTGTTGGCTTCCATCGACCATACCCGTTGTCAGTTACTTGCAGGCCCCACAATATGTTATTAGGGGATGCGGAAGGCGCGTCTAGTATCTCGGCTTCAATAAAAACGCTGTAGGCATCCGAGGTAACGTCCGATGAATCAACCACTGCGGTAACATAGTTCCCTGTTCCCTCCGGTGATGTATCTACCGTTATAGCGCCTATTCTTGAATCCTTGTTTGCTATAGTTTCAGTGCCAGGGTCTATGTCAAATCCAAGCCGCTCAGGAGTTGAAGCCAAATCATTAGCCAAAAAACAGAGGTCAATGTGTAGCGTTTCATTTTCCACTCTAGTTCGAAAAATAAACGTTAACGTTTTAGCCTCGGTTATGACAGGAAGTATAGAATACTGAGACGACAGTAGAGCAATGCTGTCATTAGCGCTTTGAAAAACAACCCCGTTTCTTATTGTGTAATCGTTTGCTTTTATGTCCGGGTCTATAGTTGATATAGAATCTCCACCAAGTGACCAAACGTCAGGATTTCCCAGCGCGTTGGTCTTGGCCATTAAGTTATTTGATGGCCCGCCAAAGCATGCCCCAGTATCCCACTCAAGTGCACAAAAATCCTGCTGAATTTCATAAACCGTCGCCGGTATCCGCGCCCACTTATCTCTTTCTGCCACGGGCAACCTCTTCGTTTAGCATCTCAATGATTTTAGCCGCCATCTCTTTATCGTGGCTCTCTGATTTCAACTCTATAACGATGGTTGTCATGCAAGCCCCACTCTGGATATACGTCCGCCGCGGTCAATCTCGTCGTTGATCTGCTCAATCACCGATCCCGCTACGGCTCTGTCGCGGCTGTCTGCGCCGATCAGGCTGATGTCTACGGAGGTGGTTCGGCGGATTTCTTCCGCTTGCTGCTGCGCCACTCCAGCTCCGGCCAAGGAAGTGGAGCCGCCGCCAGCATTGCCAGATCCGCCGCCGCCCCCAAATGACTGAGACCGGATGGCCTGGACCTTGGCGAGCCCGTTTGCGGTTATGGCTGTGGCAGCAATAGGCCCAAGTGGCCAGCCGAGCTTCAATGCAGCCGATGCGCCTTCATACGTTGATATGATAGCATTAGCAATGCCCGCCGCCTTCTGTATTTCAAACATCTTACGGGACTGGCCAGAAAACGCATTCACAATGCTGCCAAGCGCATCCACGGCCATAGCGGTTTCAGCGTTCCAGTGTTTGGCCGCAAGATTGCCCAGCGCGTCATACCCACTAGATTGGATGCCATACTGCTCATTGAAGAACGAGCGCATTTTATCAAGTCGGGCCTTCTGGTATTGCTCTTCGCTGGCTAGATCACTGTCTTCTTTCAGATCGCGCAGATCTGCCAGTCTTAAATTAAACTCTGACGTTAGTGTGGCTTCCTGTTCAAACGCCTCCATCATCTTTTCGCGCTTGAGCTTGGCCTTTTCTTCTTCGCGCTTCGCAATCTCTTCTGCGGTTAAGCTAAAGTCTGTGCCTTCGTTTCCGCTTTCGCCTTGATCGTCTTTACGCTGATTTAGCGCCTCTTCCATCTTCCGTCTAGCGTCAAGCATAGCCTGCGCGGACTCTTCGCCTGCGGCTTTGGCCTCAAACACGAAACGCTTGAATTGTTCCCCAGGGAGTGGCTTATTTAACTCATGGGCAAGTACTCCCCGGAGCCGCAAAATTTCTTTTTCGGATTCGTCTATTTGGTTGGTTAACCCTTTTCCCCAATCTGACATTCCGAACGTGTCAATGTCTATGCCCGGTATTTTGTTAATCGCCATGATCATTTCATTCACAGCGTTAGTGGGTATTTCCACTATTTCACGGGCCACTTGAAGCAGGCCAATCCTAAAGCTTTCGGCAAAAACGTCTATTGTGGTCTGTGTTGTTAATAGGTTTCTCTCCATTTTAGAGAGGCCATTCAACGCTTCAGATATGCCATCAACAATAACATTAAAAGAATCCGCTGCTATTTCACCAACACCTCCCATGTCTTCGGCGTTCTGGTTTAGCATCTTGCTAAAGGCAATCAGGACCGGGGAAAGCTCGGCTACGATCTGATCCGTAAACCCACTAAACAGAGATCCCATATCATCAATGGCGATACCGGCCTGCTTGATCTGCTCAACCTCAACATCGGACAGGGCAATCCCCATACGCTCTGCCTTGTCGGCAAAGATGCCCATCTGTTCGCCGTTGTTGCGCAAAAGCGGCAGCAACTTAGTGGCGTCCGATGCCATCGCCTCCATGAAAAACGTCATTTCCTGTTGAGACAGGTTGGCCCGCTCAAGGCTGGAAACGTAAAGCTGCAATGCTTCCGGACCGGATAGACGCTCAAACTGCTGAGCGGTTACGCCGACCTTTGGCGCAATCTTTTCGAAGAAATCCGCCATCGGCCCGCCGCCAGTGGAAAGGAAGTCTCCCACGCGGTCATTAACGTCTTTAAGAATATCGGCAAGCTTTTCCTGTTCAATGCCCATCGTGCGGGCACCAAACGCCATCTTTTGAAAGGTATTGGCGGAGGCGTTGGCCATTGACGCAAGGTTGGCCATTTCCTTAGTGGACTGGATGGACCTAGCCGTGAGGACTGCAACCGTACCGGCAGCGGCTGTGATTGCCGCGCCCATCAGCGCGGCTTTCTTGGCTACATGACTGGTGTCGCGGCCAAACTGCCGAGCCCGCTTGCTGGCACCAGACATGCCCTTGTTGAACTGGGTTGTGTTGGTGCTAACCCTTACGGCAAGTGAGCCAATCGCCATTTACATTACTCCGGTGGTAGTCCTTTTTCCCTTCGAATCCGCCTCAGTTCATCCAGCATATCCTCTGCTTCGTCTTCCGAGACAGCTCCAGGATTCTGATCTTTTCGCTTGGCCCTTTCCTCATAGGCTTCAGCCTGCCAAAAAAACTCGGTTGGGTGCATGGCCCAGAACTCAGACGGGGACAAGCCCCAGCCGACAACGGCGGCTTGATAGGCAGCCTTTACGACTTGCCCCCGCTCGCCTTTTTTGACTGTTTGGGCTTTCCTTCTGGATCAGCCTGAGACATAACAGAAGACGGAATCATCATGGAAAGCAATCCTGTGATAGCTTCCTGAATCTTCGCCATCATGTTGCCGTCTTTCCACATGCCGTTATAAACCTCGGCGGGACTGATGCGGCACCCGGCAAATCGAAGCACAACGGCGTAGGCCGTCGCCAACTTGGCAAGCGGAACTTTTCCATTGGCAGACCCTTGCTGAAGCTCCATGAATGTCACATGTTCTTCAACAGCGGCCAATACGCGCATAACGGCATCATCGCCCTTGATCGTGTATTTTTCGCCTTCCCATTCCAGTTCAATATCCTCAAAAATGGCCATGCGTCACCTTATGTCGGTGGGGTGTATGTAACCGCGCCGTTGCCGCGAAGCTCAAAACTGTAAGTGCTGGCCTCGTTATAAGCGTTCTCGGTGGAGAACGAAGTTACACCAAACGTACCAGCCAACTCTCCAGTGTCCGGGTAAACAAGGGTATAAGCCTCATCACCGTAAGTTGGATCAAGGATGGCGCTCATGAAGGCCTTGTCAGAAATGACGCCTTCAACAGAAATAGTGACATCCATCTGCCCGGCTTCTGGCAAATGCTCTGCCCACCCGCTGGAATCGTCGTCAGTCACATCAACCAGTTCACGGTTAATGCTGACCGATTTTGTGCGCATGTTCGCAACGGGGGTGCCGTCACGGTTCAGGATTACGTTACGACCTAAATGTTTAGCCATTTTCTATACCTCTTCACTCGTGCTGATCATGCCGCCTGGAATATCCATGCGCGCCCTTACTGGCTCAAAGGTTACGCCCTCGTCATGAGAGCAAACCAGTTCTTCACCTTCTGGCGTCATGGCGATACAGATCACCTCAACGCCAATATTTGTTTCTCGTGCGGCTTCCACGCCATCAACTATAACACCCATAGCGTCCATAACTATATACTCTAAGGCAGCGCAGTCTATCCATTGGCCGTCAGTCTCCATAGCCTACCTCGTCAATATAAACTCGATACTCACAGGTGCCGTGGAACGTTTTCATGTCCGTATCAATTACGCTGGTTTCGTTGTCAAAGTCGCAGCCAATAAACTCATGGTCGGGAACGGTTAGCGCTTGGCGGTGGAGTAATGCGTATATCGCGGCTTGAATCTGCTTGGTTTCTCGCTTTCCGTCTGACCGGCTCCAGACGTGTATCGTTACATCGATATCACCGCCTGAAGCTGTGTCTGTGCTCCAGTCCATGACCGAGTCATCACCAATGACGATATAAGGGAAATAGCTGTCGTCTCCGGTATCGGGCGGCTGGGTTACGTTGTCGTAAATGGCGCTAAACCCTGGATTGCCTATATTTTCTGAAAGAATGGCTTTAAGAGAGTTAGACGCATTGGCAGATTTTGCGCTTTGAAGAAAATAATCTTGATTTAAAAAATCAGCGGATAGGCTGTACTCTGGGGTTTTTTCCAGTTTTTCATAAACCCCTATTTGTACTGCATCACTCAAGCCCTTGGCCATCATCGCACCCCTTGCGCTTTGGCCTTTCTATCAAGCGCTTTCTGCAATTTCTTGCCGAACTCTTCCTGAAAGATCATGGGTATGCGGGGCTCAATCTCGTTGACCGTCGGTCGTATGTAGGGCTGCTCAGCGTGGTACAGCGTTCCGAACTCCACATAGTGCCAGTGGAAGGCGTCCCACTTTGCGCGCCCGCCGTGCTCAATCCTGACATCAGATATCGCCGTATCGCCCTGCATTCTGCGGCGCTTTGTCTTAATCGCCTTTCTCAGAGTGCCCTCATCCCTCGGGGCCTTCTGCCTCATCTCGTCCCGAACGCGACCGGCTACCCCATGCACTGTAGAGCGGGCAAGGTTTCGGGCTTCGCGTGGCGAAAAGTCATTGCACATCTTGCGAAACTCTTTGATGCCGGTAATCTCAATTTCTCGGGTACGCTGAGCCATCAAGTTGCCACCCCGCGCTCTGCCTCAATCGGCAAATACAGTTCTCGCCCGCCTCGTTGCTGCACATACCGGATGTTCATAAGCCGTCCGGTATTCAGCCACTTAAATCGCCAGGTTTCATCAACGTCATCACGGTAACGAATCACTACCAGATACCCAGCCTCTGCCGTTTGCCGGTCTGCGAACTCTCTTTCCCGGCCAGTCTGAGGTCGAACATGCGCCCAGACGGTAGCCTCAGTGGTCCACGTTTCTGTAAAGCCGCCTTGTCCGTCTGGCGACCGGGTGAACTTTTGAAGCTCAACCCGCTGGTCAAGCTCACCGATTTCATATCGCCCGACAATCGGCATTACAGCCTCACCCGCCAAGATTCAAGCATGTCTCTGACGTAAGGGTTGGGCGCAACGATCGTGCCGATTACGGTTGGCTTTCGGACATCGTAGCGATACCCAACCATGATGCA